TACGGTTCTGGTATCAGGTACTTCATGTAAAACCAAATAAGTCAATACGGTAAATACTATTGTTGCCATACCAAATCCAATTGGCCTAACATACCAAAAGTTTTGAAAATACTCATAATACCATTTAGTCCCATACCAAAAAGCAATACTAATCGGTATACCACCAAATACAACCCACCACATAGACTTAGCCCATTCATATTTAAATTGACCTTGCATATGAAACCAAGCCCAAATATGACCTATAAGTGATATCCCTAAAGCCATCCATAATTTACTCATCTAATTTTCATCTTCTTTATTTCCTTATCAGATTTACCATATTTTTTCACTAATAATATTAATTCTTCTTTTGGCATTAAATCATAATATTCAGCAGCCTGATATTTACTTATTTCAAAATACTTCATGATAAAAGGAACAACTAAATCATTTGTCCTTTCTTTCTTACCACTCATATACTTCAAGTAAGTCTTTTTCTTCGGTAGTAAATTACAATAAAATTGATACACGGCTTTATGTGGCATAACTTCTATCGTGTACTTCTGAAAGTGATTTACAAAAGGTAAAAAATCTTCACCCATACTCAAATAACGATTTACCATAAATGGACTAAACTTCTTTTTGTCGGCATCCGAAAAGGAATCCCAATCTCGTTTACCGACAAATAGTTCGTTAATCCAACTAAATAAGTTCATTTATCTCATTTAATGGTAGTATCTCACCACAGTTTCCACAATTAAACACTTGAACTGGTGCTATAACTTCTTCACCAGTCGGTGACATAATTGCAGATATTTTCTTTATAACATAACCTTGAATGAAAATCTTATTATTACATTCTAAACAAGTCATAGTTTCGGCTTTTTCCAAATCTATCTGAACTTGTTGTTTTGGTATTGGTTTCATTGGTTTTGTACTCATTGTAATTTCCCTAATATGCTTGATACAGCAGCAATAAAGTTAATTTCCTTATCCACTACTAATACGTCTTGATAGGCACCCCTTGATATTTCTGCTATAACATCAGGTATCTTATCACTTGTTATGTTTTCAACTTCATCATAGAGAAATCTGAATAATTCTGTGTAGTCACTAAAACCACTATCGGCAATCAATTTACGGATTGTTCTGATATCAGAATTATTTTGAATCATCTCTAAGAACTGAAGTTTAAACTCATTATGTAACATTCCATCTTTGTCAATCTTCAACTTACCATCAATTGACATTCGTTGTAACTCGTTGATTACCCTTCGTAAATCAGGATAACCAGCAGTTACCACGAGTGCCAAATCATCCAAGTCAAAAGATATGTTCTCTTGTTCTAAGATAGTCTTAGCGTGTAGAGCAACTTCTTTCTTACTTGGTGGTATTATCTTGTAACTTTGACAACGACTCTGTATGGGATCAATAATCTTTTCTACATAATTACAAGTCAAGATAAACCGACAATGAGCAGAAAAGGTTTCCATTAGATTACGTAGAGCAGGTTGAGCAGAATTTACATTTAAGTAATCGGCTTCATCAAGAATAACTATTTTCATTGGCTTGAAACCAATTGAAGAAGCAAATGTCTTCAATTTGTCTCGAACCAAATCTATGTTTCTTTCATCCGATGCATTAATATATAAATAATCACACTCAACGTGATTAACAATAATCTTAGCAAGTGTGGTCTTTCCGCCACCAGCTCTACCATATAGAAGTAAATGTGGGACATTTCCATCATTTAAGAACCTCTCTACTTTTGATTTAAGATGTTCATTACCAACATATGTTGATAAATCTTGTGGTCTGTATTTCTCAACCCATAATCCATGTGATTCCATATTAAACCTGTTGTGAAACTAACCAATACTTAACATTGAAGTCATCAACATTAAACTCGATATGAGCCAAACCTTTATCACTAATCTGAAGTGTTGCTTTAGAACACTCTTTATTAACACTTAAAAGTTCTTTAAACAGATTAGCATTAAAGACAATCGAATCTGTCATATTAACAGCACCACTTTGTGCCTTAATAGTAATACGATTTGAATTTATATCACTATATCCAATTACAAACTCAACTCCACCATCTACAGGATTAATAGCAAATGTGTCAACATCAGCCAAAGCACCTTTACCACGAATGAATGAATTGATAAACTGACTATCGATATTCACAAGTGTAGTAAATTCAGGTATGTTCTTTAATTCAGGTACATCTGGTATTACACCAATGGCAGCCAAGACATAATCAGATGTCATTATTGAATCCGATATTTTAAAGGCAACTGGTGTATTATCAACTTCAGTTAAACTGAAATCAACCTTGTCGGCTAAAGTACCTAGCATTTTTGACAACAATGGTGTATCATAAACACCAACTTCAAACTCTGGTAAAGCTTGTTTTACCAAAGTTAATTCACCCAATAGACTTTTATCTGGTGAAATAAATCTAGTGGACAATGTATCTCCACTTGATTCCCATTTGACAGAATTTACATTTCCGCCAAGATTGTATTTTTGGATAAATGTATCCAATACTATTTTATTCATTATTATGACTCCTATTATGTGTTAATATACGAATTTTTTTCATTAAAGTCAAGTTAAAAAAACCTTTCAATTGAAGTTTTTTTATCAATGGGCATATCCCACTTCATACTCTCATAGAATAACTCTATTTTCTTCTTTAGGGCTTTATCAAATAACTTATCCCTATCTATATATTGAGCAACGAAATCCATAATCTCTTTAGGATCATCATAACCCTTGTAAGCAATAGCATCGATATTAAATGGATTGTCTTTCAGATATACCCATTTGATTTTACTACTATTTCTAATCTGTTCGTGATTATTGACTTTAAAATGTTTTAATAAATCATTATAGATAACTGATGCCTTAACGTGAACTGGTGCACCCTTTTCCATCTCGGTAAACATAGACTTACCACCAAAACCATGTTTTGTCTTTTTCTTAGTGTACTTCTTTATACCCTTGACACCACTTGGTAAAGATATGTTTGTAATATCGTGGTCATTTAGACTCTTTTTAAAATCCAAAATAAACTCATCAATTCTTTCCTTATCTACTTTAGCCAATATGGCTTTCAATACCTTTGTCATGAAATCACGAAATGCTGGTGGGAATGAACTTCTGACGATATCCAATCCCTTAACATCAAGTTTCTCACATGGAACACCACCATCATTAATAATCCATTGACCATATCGTTTTTTAGTAACCCAAAAGGCACTCTTGGCAATCATCTCTTGTTTAATCTCAAATCGGTGGCCATCTTGTATGTTCAAAAAGTTATTAGCAAAGTAATCGTATGATTTATTAATATATGTTTGAACCTCTGAAGCGATATCAAGAATTTGTTCGGTCATAAACTTCTCATCTTTAACATCAGCATTTGGAAATCTATCCTTAACTAATGGTAAAGCACTATAGAATACCGAATCCGTATCCGTGTAGATACAATAGTCTTTATCGGTTTTTAATATTTTGTTATAGTAGTTATTCGTAACCTTCTCTGTAAACTGAATTAACTTAACACCAGTAGTCGTTGTACCCTCGGCATTGTCTATATCATAAAATCTAAAGACAGTTAAACCCAAGACACCATATAAACTATTAAGCAAAATCTTCTGAACGTGCTGTCGTCTGTTGAAATGGCTACTTAATTCTTCATCACCCTCTTTACCATACTTTTTAGACAATGCTCTATATTCAACTCTTTCATTAAACCACTTCTCCAAGATAGCCGGTATAACACCTTTCTTGGATAAATCATATATGACTCCATTGGAAGATATTGAAACATTATTCTTATTGAAAAAATCTTTCAACTCACCATTACTGAATCGTCTAATTACCTTACCATTTTTTTCAACCGAATACGTCTTTGTTGTACCCTTAATGAACTCTTCAGCATCCCAACCATTTAGTTTTCCTATCTTGGTTTCGGGTGACATATTCAAACTCATAATGATACTCGGATACATAGAAGTTAAATCCAAGTCAAACACCCAATCATAACAACCAGGTTCAGGACTCTTCACGTAAGCACCACTAAACCTACCATCAGAACCATCATAACTAACATCATAAGCTTTACTCGGAGCGACTAAATTTAAACTTTTTAAATAAACTAACATCGCACCTTCAATATAACGAGAACTGAAATAAACCTCTTCATAAGGTATCCTACCTAAATGACATACACCTTTTGCCAAGTCAATTAATTTTAGTTTGTCATCAAGAGCCTTGACAATCTTAACATCATTCAAGTTATACTCAATAAACTTATCGATGTCATCTCTGTATAAATCATCTAATGTGCCTTCATACTCAACCTTACCAATTCCAACTTCAATAGTTCCGATATGGTCTAATCTATAACTTGATTGTTGAGTATAGGTGAACTTTTTGTATAAATCCATATAATCTAAAGCACTAATTCCAGCAATACGATACATCTTTTTGTTTGGATTGTACTTTACAATTTGAATAGGTGATAGAGCATTGGCAAATTCTTCACCCAAGACTTTAGATATTCTATTATATAAATAAGGTACATCAAACCCATTTATGTTCCAACCAGTAATTACGGTTGGTTTGACACTCATCCAATATCGTAAAATACCTTTTAATAACTCAGACTCGGATTTGAAGAATTGAATATCAACATCATCCTTGATATTATTTTTACCTTCACCTAAAACATAAACTACATACTTTTCATCATGTTTAGTATAAAATGCTACTGAAGTAATTTTGTTATTGGCTTTTGCTGGTTCAGGAAAACCATCCGTTACTTCTACTTCAATGTCAAAGAATAATTCCCTATGGTCTTTAGATGGCTCATCTGAATCTGAATATCTATCTAAAAGTATTCGTGTGTCTAATGGTATATCTGACTCAAATACTCTGCCTGTTTTAAAATCTTCTTCTGTCCAATAAGTTACTTTCTTTAACTTATCTCCGTAAATAGAACGATATTGACCACCACCGTCTTTTACGTAAGCATAATTCTTAAATATAAAATTTTGATAACCAGCGACATCATCCCATAGATGAACTTCAACTTGATTACCACCTCTCTTTTCACACCAAATATTTTGATACATTTAGATTATAACATCCCCATTTCCGATACCTTAATATACAACTAAAACCCTATATAAGTCAAGGGTTTTTTTAGCAAAACGGGGGATATATTTCAATCCCCCTGATTTTACATTTTAGAAATAAACAGATAGTCCTACGTTGTAGTATCTTGGCGTACCCAAGAATACTTCAGCGTTATGAGCTAAGTGAAGTTTATCACCATACCCATTGTACTGACTATTGTCAACTGCGTCTTGAACATAAACACCATCAAGAGCATTAAAAACATGACCACTAATCGTCATATCATACCCACCAATTGATGGCAGTTTGTATGATAGATGTAGGTCAAGCTTTGAATAGCCAGGAGCTTTCCAAACTTGAGCTTCATCGGCACCATCTCCACCAACTTCACGTGAATCTGGAGACCAATCAGCGTAGTTATCATCATACACATTGTAAAGACCTTGTATAGAAAGTCCTTCAATTGGTTTAATGGTTAATCCACCAACATAAGCTGTTTGTGGTTGGTCACCTACCATTAGTCCACCAAGAGCGTAAGTATATTCAGTAGTCTTTTGCCCAATGACTTGACCTTCTTCATTATACTCCATCTCTTGATAATCACCATCGGCATCACCATCGAACTTCCAAGTACCTTTACTGAATGCTAAGTTCAAGTCAACCATTTCGTGAAGAGCAACTTTCGTTTCAACTTCCCAACCCGTATGACTTTGATTAACACCTTTCAAGTAGATAATGTCAGTATCACCTGAATCACCAGCACCTGTTTCAACAGATTTAGTAAGGTTTCTATCTTTCCATTGAGTGTTATAAGAACTCAATTTAAGATCAACATTACCACTCGCATACTTTCCACCAAATTCGAAACTTGTATATTTCTCATTATCGGGATTAGTAGCAACTGTACCATCATAGGCAATCACATTATCCAACATAGGCGGTTTCTCAACGTAGCCAGCATTTACAAATCCAGACATTCTATCATCTAGATTATAAACACCACCACCTTTGATTTGGAAAGTTGTGATAGCATCAGCATCAACTACGGTTGTGTTCTTCTTAGTAGCATCGTCAGCATCAGTAGCAAAATGGTCAAGATAAGAGTATTTAATACTTGATACCCCACCCATACCATATAGATTGTATTTGTCAGTAGAATATTTACCTTGTAAAAATCCACCTAACCAATCTACGGTTGTTTCGTTATGATAGGCAATTATATCACCTAACTTAACTACTTTACCATCTGGTGCGTTATTGTCAGCATAATCAACGTAGTAATCACCACCAAGTAAGTCACGAACTTCACGTGCGTGTTCTATACCAGCAGTTCTCCAATCAATACCAACTTGAACTTCAAGTTCGTCATTAACATCATAGCTTAATTTAGAAATCAAACCATAAGTGTTTTGTCTATTGATTGAGTTACGAAGAATACCATCTGAACGATGTTCTGTTTCTGACCAAGCAGAATCCACAGTTGTTGAATTTTCTTCAATCTGTGCATTCCAATCCCAAGTCCACGGGGAACTCTTATACCAAGATAAGTCTTGATCTGAAGCGCCAGCTGCGAGTTTTCTAGAAACACTACCATAAGTACCAGTTCCACCACCAGAACCACCACTCCAATAAGCGACAGTACTCAATTGAGTTTTATCATTTATTGTTAAAAAATGGTTAAGGTTAGCTAATGGTTTATGGAAGAAGTTCTCTCTTTCATTCAAGAAATCAGAACTATACCTATCGGTTGTATTAGCACCATACATATACCAATACTGCTGGCCTGTGTATGAAGCGTCAACGGGTGCAACATTTTGATTGAACAACCTACCGGATTCAGTTTCGAATTTTGCACTATCTGCAAAAGCCGCTACATCATATCCTACGGGATTCAAAGTATCCCCATTCCACCCAATATCACCAGCTAACTCTTGTGAGTAAGTAGCAATATTTTGTTTGTATAGGTTTTGTCCATGTCTCTGTGGAGCACCAACTACATACAACTCAAATCGTTGGTCATCACTTACGGCATAACTCGCTCCTGCGTAGTATGCCCAAGCATCTGTCCAAGTTCCATCAATAAATCCATCACCAGTCTTACGAACTACTGTTCCACTAAGTGCTAGTTTATCATTGATTAGACCTGAGTTATAATTGATAGTAGATTTAAGGAATCCACCTTCACCTACTTCTTGTTTGAACTTACCACCCTTCTCGTGTTGAGCGGGATCAGTAATGATGTTCATAGTTCCACCAATTGAAGGTGTGGCTAGATTTACAGCTGATAGACCTCGTTGCATCTGAATGGAAGATGTGGCATCACCAACACCATCCCAATTAGACCAATAGACCCATCCGTTCTCCATATCATTCTGGGGAACACCATTTATCATAACCGCGACATTCCGCTGGTTAAAACCTCGAACATTGATACGAGCATCACCCGCACCACCACCTTGTTGAGTAGCATATACACTTGGTGTAGTATTAAGAATCATTGGAATGTCTTGTGAACCAAGACGTACTTCCATTTCAGCTTTATCTATCGTAGTGTAGGCTACAGGTGTTGTTTCATCAGCTCTAGAAGCCAAGACTTCAAGTGCTGACATAGTTAAAACATTTTCTTCTAAATCGAAGTTGAGTGTTCCAACTATATCACCCACCACAACATCTAATGTTGCAGGTGAGTATCCAATGAATGAAGCAGTTAATGTAAATGTCCCTTCGGCTCCAATATCAATGATGTATTTACCAGAATTATCTGTTACACCACCTTTATCAGTTCCTTCGACAGCAACATTTGCTCCAATCAATGGGTTTTCACCACTATTGACAACTCCAACTATAGATTGTGCGAACAATCCTGTCATCATCATTAGTGATATTATTAGATTCCGTTTATTCATAAACGTTCTCCTATTTGACTAGTGTTATGACACATTTTTTATCAGGTGTGTCGTCTGCCTGTCCGCTCTTTGTATGTGAAATCATTAACATATTGTTTGAATTAATTTTTGAGATACGATATATGGATCACAATTTGATGATGGTCGTCTATCTTCTAAATAACCTTTACCTTCTTTTTCTACTTGCCACGGGATACGAATAGATGCTCCCCTATCTGATACTCCATAACGAAATTCTTCAATAGAACAAGTCTCGTGTTCTCCTGTAAGTCTTTGGTCATTATCTTCACCATAAACTTCAATGTGTTCTTTGTGGGCATCTTTTAATTTAAGACACGCATTTAATATTTCTAACATCCCGCCTTCTTCTCTCATAATACCAGTAGAGAAATTAGTATGACATCCCGCGCCATTCCAATCCCCTTGAATTGGTTTTGGATGTAATGATACTGATAAATCATAATGTTCACAAATTCTTTCCATTAACCAACGGGCTACCCATAAATCATCACTCATATGTATTGAACCACCAGCCCCAATCTGATATTCCCATTGTCCTAACATCACTTCTGAGTTTGTTCCACAAATACTAATACCAGCTTGGATACAAGCATTCATATGTTTCTTCATAATGAGCTCACCAGCATTTCTACCACAATAATAATCCCCTTGTGGTGGTGGTTCTTCATAATCTACCCACCCAAAAGGTCTATCATCACCCTTATGACCGTATTTTGGAAAGAGTGTATATTCCTGTTCAAAGCCTACCCATTCATCGATATCATAACATAAATCTACTAATGTTTCTTCTAACCTTGTTCTTGTATTTGTTTCGTGTGGTGTATCATCTACATTCCACACTTCACATAAAACTATTGAACTATCAGTATCTAATGGATTTGGATAAACTCTTACTGGTTTCAAAACACAATCAGAATCACTTCCTTCAGCTTGTTGTGTAGAACTACCATCAAATCCCCATACTGGTGTCTTTACGTCCCCCCCATAAGACTTAACTATCTTGGTTTTACTTCTAATCTGTGTTGGTGTACAACCGTCTAACCACAAATATTCTAACTTATGCATAATTAATCCTCAGTATCATTAGGGATAAAATCTATCTCACAAACGTCATTGTTACAAAATTTATCTATTTCTGCTTCTTCACCTTCAACACCAACAAAACTCAATCTACCGAGTTTCTTAACTTGCTTGTTATATTCTTTTTCATCAATAGCCTCATAAGGCATTTGTTTGTATGCTCCTAATGGGTGTCTCGGTAATAAACTGATACCTTTTAATTTGTATTGGAAGTAATTCAATACGTGTGGTAATTGATCCGCTTCTGTTTCGGGATCAAATGTAGCAGTACAACTAACTTGGTTGTCTGCCCAATGTCGTTGTAGAAAAGCGGCTAAACTGAATTGCTCCCATACTGACAACTCACTAGCAGTTCTAATACCCTCACCGACATCCACCGGCACCTCTACCACCATTGTTGTATCTTCTGAACCAAAGGCTGGTTCTAATTTATAATTAGCTCTTTTTAATGGTTCTATTAACTCTGAATGTTTAGATAACCTCATTCGTCTTATGTAAAATCTTGACTCTGGATAGTGCATTCCTGGTGTAGCACCAACTAACAAACTTACAGTACCACTTGGCTTAACACTTGTAGTTTTAATTGACTTTGGAACTGCAAACCAATCACTATATTGTTTATCCCAATCTTGAATTGTATCGTAGCCCGTATCTAACCAATTTCTTAATTCCTCCATTCCATTCTTCGTAATAAACTGAGCAACCCCACTTACACTACAACCAATCCGTCTATTCCTTAACATAACACGATTAGTTTCAGGCCAATGTGTTCTACCTAATGTTACGGTCTTGGCATACAGATAAGCATACTTGAGTGTTCGTTGATAATCTTCTAATGAATCATGATTAGATGGAAATGTTTCTACGAGACAACATAACTCATATGATTCTAATGATTGTTCTAAACAAGGATTTCCACCTGCAACTCTATGGTCTTTATTATCTCCACCATTTTGCATGCGTGAAAATTTCCTCATATTTTCTAACCAAGCAAAACCAGGCTCACCATTGTCCACGATTCGTTTACATACGTCAGTATAATCCATACCAAGTTCAGCAAAGATACTATTATTACTTGTCCATCCATATTGATCCCTATGTGGGTTAACTTTATAGTTTTTTAAATCCAAGTATTCATCTGAATTTGGATCTCCGAACACAATCTCTGCTGTTCGTCTTACGTTCCCCGCCACGACACATTTACCAATAAGGTTCATTATATCTACAATAGTTGTTACGGTGATTGGATTGCCTACATTTATATTTAATACTTTTCTTATTTCTATATGAATTTCTTTTAGTGGTTCATGACCACTTGAGACTCCACCAAATCCAGCAATCGGTTCACCGGCA